GTCTTTCTGCTTCACCCAATAATTGATCTAACGCGGTTTCAATGTCATCAATCCATGTTTCATGTTTTGCAAATTCAGTTTCAATCACTCCAAATAATGACAAATAGTGTTCATGATTTTTCGAATCAACATCATTTTGGCTATTATTAGAATCATCCACATACTTTCCCATGTTCGAAAATCTATCATCAATATTACCTGACAACATTTCAAATACTTCGCCAGTTTTATTTTCTAGTTCTACCAATTGCAATTTTAGTTCTGAAACATCTCTCTGTAAATTAAATTGCTTTTCTTGTTCTGTCTTTGCGGTAAGTTCTGCCATCTCAATTTCAAGTTGCATAATTGTTTGTGCTTGTTGAGCAGTCCACCAAACAAACGCACTCACTTGTAGAACTATTGCAACCACAACACCTATACTAAATTTATTATTCATCTACATCTCCTACCAGAAAAAATTACCGCCGCCTGAGAGGCCTAATGCTTTTGCATACTTAGGAAGTCTACATGCCCAATAACCTGCCTTGGTTTTATCATTTTTTTGGTCGCAATTATGTCTAGCCACAAAACTTTTTCTTGCCTGCGGATCATTAATCTTTGCAGTCAACCCTGTAGTATCCCCAAAAGAAACTTTGATGACATTACCTTTGGCATTTTTTACATACACATAATACTTTTTGGAACCACCTCTTTTTGGCTTGTTCAACTCTACATTATCATCTTCTTCGTATAGAGGACAATCTAAAGGAACATGTTCTCCCTCATACATGGCATATTCGCCAATGTCAGTTTCTATGACTTCTAAATCATAATCATCCAATATGATCTGACCATCATAATACATAGTTCTTGCTTTATTGAATGTTTCAAAATAATGCTCAGAACCAACTCTGAATACGTTTTCTAAAAGAGATATCTCATTCTCTACATGATACTGTACCATCTCTTCGATGTTTTGAAATTGTTTAAAACTCTTCATCTTACTCTCTTAACTGATCCATTATGTTTTGCCAGAAATGCCTCAAAAGATACTTCTGGATATTCTTTTTGTAAACTTAGAAACATTTTTAAGTTTGAATTTGCATCATCAAACAGTCTAATTCTTTTATATATTTTTGTATCTAAGTACTTTTTAAAAATAACTTTCTTATTATCCGCAGCAGGACCAGAACCTAAATTTCCAGCGCGTTCCACAAAAATTTTATCTATATCAATCCCTTGCTTTTTAAATGTATCAAGAAATAATTTTTTGTCATCAAAATCTGGTCTTGCCGTTACAATAATAACCTTTGAACCAGCCTTAGTTGCATTTTTCAGTATTACCTTTACTTTATTAATCATTCTGGCAATCGGTGTTGAAGTTTTATTAAACACTTCTGCACTTTTAAACTCCCCAAAATCAAACACTTCTCCAGATTTTTTCTTATATGTATTAAATTCCTGATTGTTTAATTTTTTAACAACTTTTCCATCTTTAACAACCTTTACTTCTGCCTTAGTTATAAACATAGTTTCATCTATGTCAAAGATTGTTAGTCCTTTACCTGAGGCCTCAACTAAAAATGTATTAAAACTTTTCATTTCATCAGACCTTTAATCATCTTTAGTGCCTTTTTACCATCTGCATGTTTTGGATTAATACTTACTTCATCACCATTCATAAAGTCTGATATACTTGCAGACTTTCCAAGAGCAGTGATTGCTTTATGTAGTGGGTCTTTTGGATCATACTTCGTTTCAAATCCACTCTTACCCCTAAGTTCAACCCATTTTTTGTCGCCCTTATTCCACATCTTCAAAACATCCATGTCTTTGCCACGAATGAGTTTGAGTTTAACACCCTCTTTCAAAAAGAAAGAAAAAGGTTTCATTAGTCAATATCCTCATCATTATCCAAAACCGCATAGTCATAAACAGAATCAATATAATCTTTTGCTTTTGTTACTTTAGAAACAATCCAAGGCTCAATGTCAAATTCATCCATTTGAGGTCTAGCCATCTCTGCTTCCATCGCTTCCATCAATTCATCTATTTTCTTAGACATTATAACCATATCACGCATCATCATCTCAGCGGTTTCAGACACAAAATCTCTCATCTCATTAATGTCTTCATTCTGTCTTTTCAGAACTGTCGAAACTTGTGGATGATCAGATAAACCTCTTTTGATTTTGTCGATTGCTTTAACTGCGCCAGTCATATTACCACCCTTATATCGTGGGTCAGATGCAATACCAATGGCCATTTTAATGTCTTTAGACGAAAACTTTGCTTCATCAAGAATTTCTGTAATATTTCTTTTTGCCTTTTGGCCATCAATCCATTTCTTTGCAGCTTTATTTGTAGGAGTTTTCTTCGCCCATGCAGAGATTGATCTATATGTCGCCATAACATCTCTTTCAAAATCTGCACCATCAGAGTTGTCTACAATGAACATCTTTGCTTTGAATGCTCTTTGGAATTTTCCGATATTATCTTGCACACCCTTCCACATTTTTCCAACTTCGGTTGCGCCTAGAGTTCTACTTCTTGCAGCATCTCTTGCAACTGCTGTTTCTAAATTTGTGTTAACGAAAATCATTGCAGTCTCATAACCAAGTTTTTCTAATTGTTTTTTCTGCTTGGAGATCTTATCGTAATCTTTTCCTGTACCATCAACAACCAAACCCAATCTACCTTGCACATAGAGTGATTGTTGTTTAGATGTAACCTTCTTAGATACAACTCTTGCAGCCTGCCCTGCATCTGACCAAATATCATCTGGTTCCATTTTTAAACCTGCCTTTTGCAGGGCTTTTTCAAATGCGGGGTCGGAGTTTACAATTCTCATTCCCAAAGAACTAAGTGCAGTTTTACCCACAATAAACGATTTACCAGAACCTGGCCCACCAGCAAGAAAAACTGCCTTAAAAATAGAAGGATCGTTAACTCCCTCTTCCAATTTAATTTTTTCGATGATGTGTTTAATATCCATTTACTTATCCCATGCCTTTGCTGCAGTAAAGTTATTAAAACTGAATTCCATCCTATCAACTAGCTTAACTGCATTAGTTCCAGTATGGTCAATGGCAACATATCCTTCTGGATTTGATACCTTATAACCCTTATCAGTTCTAACAAAAATATCTGTCATTTGTTTTATACTATTTAGTTTATTTACAATTAGAGTTTTTGCAGTAATCAACTCTTCCATGAAATCTACAATAGCATAAACAGCAGAGTCTAACTTCATCAATTTCTTGACTAGGTCATCTCTCAGTTCCTCTTTAATTTTTCTAGATTTCTCAGTTTTGAGTTTTGAGATAATCTTTTCGTCGAAAAACTTTTTGACATACATCGAATATCCCAATTGTTTGATATTCTTGGTTGAAATATCTTGCCCTTCTCTGATATATGCATTCAGATAGGTTTTAAAGCTTCCACCAGATAATCCCTTTACAAATGTTTTGTCTTGCATACTAACAAAGGCCTTAAAATCATTGGCCTTAATTTTTTTAAACTTTCTACCAACAGATGATAATGAACTATTTACTGTCTTCAGTTCTGTTGCAGTAAATTTTGCAGAACCAGAAACATCCTTGAATGTTGCATCGTCCATCCAAACGGAAGATGATTTTTTCAGTCCAGAAATATTAGCACCAAATGATGCAGTCATTCCTTGCAAATCTTTACCCTTATATGTTGTATGCCACACAACTCCCAATTTGGCAGCGGATATTTGTTTTCCGATTGCAGAATCTTTCTGAACTGCGTATACCAATGTATTTGGTTGAAATGTCACATACGACTCACCATCGATTTTTTTATCTGCCTTATCGTCAGTGAACATCAAGTCACCTTGGATAACATCTTTAATACCTAGTCCAGATAATTCCTTAAAGGCAACTGCAAATTTAGATTTCAAAGTTGGAGACAAATCTGCATCTTGAATTTCTTTAGCACTCTTATATAACAATGGAACTGCGTTAAAGACAGACTTCTTTGCAACAAAGAATTTGCCATCGGCAGGGTCTGTTCCGGCGAAAATAGCGGGAGCTCCATCCCACTTTACTGTCATATTAATCTTTGATCCAGATTCGCCAGAGAGCATATCTCGTAATGCACGTAAAAAATTAACTGCAGCTCTTCCGCCATTAATTCCATTGTTTATAATTTCATCTTCAAGATGTTCTAAGTGAAGATTTTTTCCTGCTTTTGATTCTATTAAATGTGTTCTAAAACTTTTCATTAGTATAACTTTCCAAATGGGCCAAAGATTTTTCCTTTTTTCTGTGCGAGATATGCCATCGTAGTAAGTAGATCGTCTAGTTGTTCTCCCC